CTGATTTGTAAGCTACATAATCTGTATCAATTAATAGCATTAGTGTACCTCTGCCCAGTTGTTTCCGATGTTAGCATCAGCTTCAATAGGCAGTCGTAATTTGTAGTATTCACCAGCTTCGAGGGCTGAGTGTTTGCAAGCTCTAGCAATCTCATCACATGATGATGGTGGTGCTCCTAGTACTTGCTCATCATGCACAAAGGCGTACCTTTCATGCTTGATTTCACGAATCCATTCGTTAGTAATTAGTAGCCATCTCTTCGCGACGACTCCTGCCGATGATTGTAATAAGAAGTTGAGGGACTTATGTCCTTTGTCAACGCTGATATAACGACCGTCGATGGAACGGATCTTACCAGATTTAGAAACTTCTTTGGCAGCTTTAACAAGCTTATCGAGACCTGGAACGGCATCCATAAAAGCTTTCCTAATTTCTTTGCCCTTCGCTGTCGCCTTGTCCGTTGAAAGCCCACTGTCGTAGGACGTGCCGATCTTCCGATCGCCGGCCCCATAAAGAAAGGCATATTGGACAGTCTTGACTTGCTTCCGCGAAATACCGATTTTGTCTGCATTGACTTGGTGAATGTCTCCGTTGAGTAAGATGTCTGCATACCTGCCATCGTCATAACGAGCTAGATAATGTGCAAACATTCTAAGTTCTATACCTGCAAGGTCACTATCAATTAGTTTCCATCCAGGTTTTGTAACAAATAGCTCACGGCAATCAGCATCGCTGCTTACCTGTGCCAAATTTGGCTTTGAGTGAGCCATTCGGTGCGTTGCAGCACCTATAAAACAGGAATGGTGAAGCCTGCCATTCTTGACCAACTTTAACCATGCATTGCTCCCTTGGGATAACATTCCGAGCTTCTTCTGTAATACCAGTATCTCGTGAAAGATCAATGCTTCCTTTGTGCCTATATCTTTGAGTACTACCTCATCGATAACAGGTTTCCCTGTGGCTGTTAATTTCTCTGGTTTCCAACCATCTCGTTTCATTAACCATGCTATATGGTCTCTGCTACTTGGGTTGAATTCCTGCACTCGTGTCATCGGTGCATCTTTGGTGTATCCTAACGTGCAATTATCACGTTTAGGTGTCCATTCCCCTTTAGGTATGAAAGCACAAAGGCTCTGAGCCTGCGCTCTAAGCGTCTCTAAGCGGGTCAAAAGGGTATTCTCTAGCTCTTCAGCCTTACGGACATTAAAGGGCCATCCTACGCGCTTCTGATCCTGCATCATTTCAGCGATGCGGTGCTCTAAAACTAAGGGTTCAGGTATTTTTGGAAATGCTGCCATAGTTTAGATAAAACAATAACGTCTTTTTTGCAGTATTCCTGCATTTCAGGTGACCACTCTTGCCAATCGGTGGTCTTAGAAAACTCACCTTTGAAACATCTAAGACGGTAACCCCAAGCTTCAAGGCTATGTGATCCATACAATCGTAATGGCATGTATGACCATTTACGTTTATCATCTATATCATAGATGTTTGGATGGAAATAACGACTAAGAATTAATGTATCCCAGTGAGGTGTCATTAACTCTCTGAAGAAAGGGTAATGTTTCTGTAATTGAGGTATATCATAATGAATACCATTATGTGAAATGATGTTTGTTGCACACATGAGTGAAGTCACACCATTAGATAGAGAATAAGAAGAAGCCATAGGCAACTCTTTAGGTTTCTCTGCATATGGTTCATCATTATATTCCTCAATGAGTCCAGTGTCAATGTCTTGTGTGACTATACAATGAACTCGTGTAGAATCAAAACCGTTTGTCTCTATATCAAAGGCGAGATTTAACGGGATTTGGGTTTCCATTGATAGGTTTTGTCAACAAACTGAGCTTTTTGAACAGCTGTTGATGATGGTGGATTAGGTTTATTTAAGAATTTATACCATGGATGGACATAACCTCCATCAAAAATCTGTGGCTGGGTTGAATTCTGTTGCCGTAATTTCATGTTCAGTGAATCTACATGTGTTTAAGTCATAACTTAGTTTGCACGCGACGCCAACCTCGCCTGAATAGCGATTCTTAAGGACTCGCACAGTCGTAAGCTTTCGTTCAACGCTGGCCTGCTGATCGACTTCGAGGGCAATAACTTGATCGCTAATTTGAGCAATTGAATGAGATCCTCTGAGTGAAGAGAGAGACACTCGTCCTCCTTCTTCATGGGCGTTCTTGTCATTACTCGCTCTCCTTAAATGCGATACTAAAAATAGTGTAATGCCTGTTCTCTCTACTAATGATCGTAATCGGGTCATGGTTTGATCGATCATGCGTCGTTCATCACCCTCTAATCCACTCAGTAAAATGCTGATGTGATCGAGGAATATAACACGACACTCCAGTCCACTGGCCATGTATTCGATACGTTGATAGATAGTATCCGGTTCAAAAGAGCCGAAGCCATCAAAAAGGTAAAGATCATAATTGGCAATAGAATCCAAAAAGTGCTGATCGATTTCTTCTTTGTCATGTTCTCCGATATGTAACGGCTGGCCTACCGCCGTGGACATTATTCCAAGGGCGGTGTTTCGATTTCCTGCTTCAAGCTCCAAGATCCCAACCCGTTCCCCCTTTTGCAAGAGGTGAGTTGCAAGGTTACGGCAGAATGAGGTTTTTCCGCTACCAGTGCCACTAGTAATGGTAATAAGTTCCCCGTACCTGATCCCGTGTAGTTTCTCGTTAAGTCCTTTGAAGGGGTACTCATGTTTGCATTTTAAATTAGGTGTGGTTACTAATTCTCTTAAAGATTTACCTTCAACAATTCCATCAGGACGATACGTTTTTGCGTCATAGATAGCCCTTCTAATTGCTTCCATGTCTCCTTGCTGAAGAGCATCTGAGGCGTCCTTATATTTTTCCAGTCTCGCAATCTTCGCCTTGCCAGGAGGTAATAAAGCAGCGCAGTCTTGCGCAGCTTGTATTCCTGCATCGTCGTTATCAAAGAAGAATACAATGGTTTCATAGCCTTGACATAAATCAATTACTCTTTGGATATCTTTCTTTGCCGCAGCGGCTCCATTTGGAATAGACATATGAGGCCATGTAGGCATCGCAGCATATCCACTGACGGCATCTAATTCTCCTTCATAGATAGTTAATCGTGTACCTGTATCAGGGAATAGATTCTGACCAAAAAGCTGATGATCTACGTTTTCACCGTCTAACCAAAACTTCTTGTCCTTAGTCTTTACTTTAGCCGCACATACCTGCCCCTTCTTATCGAAGTAATGCATCCTTAAGGTGTCTCCATCCCTATGGATACGGTATTTACGGCACTGTTCTTCTGTTAAGCCGCGCTTTCTGAGCGCAACTGGTGTTCCTTTGAGCATAGCTCTTTTAGGTGCTGTGGGTTGATGATGGTGGTTCCCTTCATCTCCAGGTTCATAATTGTGACATACAAAACAATAAGCATGTCCGTCATTATAGCGGCTGTTGCCGTCTGAGCTGCCACAATTGTTACAGGGTTCATGATGTAGGAATTCCGAGCCATTCTCTGGGTATTGCATAATAGGCACACCAAGGGAATCCGTTTTTATCGGCCCACTTGGCGTAAGTGGTCTTGGAGTGTTTCGATATTTTATTATAAGGTGCTTGAAAAACAAGGCGAATATCTAGATCGGGGTTCGCTTTCTTAACTGCCTTCATCTTGCGGCGCTGGTCAGGTGGAAAGTACCCCTTCGCTTCAAGATATATATTCCCGATTTTAAAATCAGGTACGTACTTATGTTCAATGACATATTCAAACCATGTAGGTTCATACGTATATTCGATCTTTAACTCATCTAATAATTCAACAACCTGTTTTTCAAGGCCACTACGCATTTAAAAATCCTCATCAGGTTCAACTGCTGTCTCATCCTGAGTAGGATTAGGTTCAGCTACCTTAAAGCCTTTAGACTCGCCGAACAATCCGACTGCATCTTCAGGTGTGAGGTTACCTTCATCCTTTAAACCAGCTCCGGCATTGAGACTGATAACCTGAATACACTTCAGCTTAACAGACGTACCAATATCCCCAGCAGGTAATAGGTAAGGCTTTTGAACAAATGCTAATTTAACTTTACTACCACTATAAAGTGGTGTGTCTTTGTTTGTGATTAAGGTACCTTCTGTATCAACAACAGTTGGTACTATCTTATCATCTGGTTTCCAGCTGAATCTGATCTGATACATATCAGGATCGTTCTCTAACTGTTCCCAGGCAGGGTGCTTCACTGTCATCCTCTTCGGATTCTTGTGCTTGCTCTTAGCCCACTCTAGGCAGCTCTCACGCTCTTCTTCCAGTTCATCCACAAGGGACTTAGGGATTAGAGCTACAAGCTTATGTCCCCACTCACCAGGAGCGAGTATAGCTTGAAAGCCTTCTAGTGTGACCGGAGTCTTTGTAATGTGTGTTTGCATTAGCAAAAAAAGTAAGTGGAATCATTGACGACATCACAATCTAGTGTGCCGACAATTGGTGGCGGTTCTGTTGCGTTGATGACTTCACCAAAACGTGTAAGCCAGCAATCTCTTGTGAAGATATCGGTGTAGGTTTCTCGCACAAGCGTGTTGAGTGTTCCCATGTCTCCTGCTCTAGCAAGAACAGAGTCGTGGATAACTGTGAATGGTCCATTGAACTGTTGAAAAGAACAGTGCAGTATAGACGCATCAAGTGAGTGAATAAAATTAGGAGCAGTACTGGATTTATGACGTATAGGACAAGGATCACCTTTACCTACCGTAATAGTTAGCTTAGTAGAACCAAGTAACTGTAATTCCATACGTTTCGTTTCTTTCTTATTCCTCTCTTGAATGACCATGAAACCAGAGGGTGTGGTCCATTCTACTACTTCAGCTCCATCTTTGATGTACTGACCGACGTGTGTCTTTATCCAACGCATAACTCGCATTGGCCCAGGCACGATAGCATCCATACTTTTATAAACCGCATCTACTACGACTGATACTTGATCAGGTGTAGGGTCATGACCTTGCTCCTTTAATGCTTCTCTAATGTATATCCGTGAGGATGATTTAGTAGCATTATAGGGTATTGTCATGACGGTTCTTTTTGTGGTTTTCCTAGTCAACCAAGAATGCATCTCTTTAGGGACATGCTTCTTAGCTTCCTCTGCTACAGCCTTGTAAGCATCGCTAGGTTTAGGTCCAGGGCAGACATTAACTAACTCAGCAGTACTCTGATCCTTAGCCAATCCGGCTAAAATCTGGAGACCACTACATGTAGCGTCTACTGCTACCATCAATCCTGTGGTTGGCTTATCTTCAATGATACAACAGTGGTAGTATTCATGACAAGCCGACATAAATTGCCAAGGTTCCTCGACATCCTCCCATTCAGGAAGACTATCAATAGGATCTATAGCAATTCTACTAATTAAATCTCTATTATTATCAACCCATTGCAGTCTTTCAATCATTGTAGCTTTATCCAACCCAAAGGTTGTAGCTACTTGAAAGGCTAACCATGTATTGGCTGATTCAGTAACAGGTGATTCATCAGCAAAGCGAATCAGGGACTTACCAAAGTCAGTGTCTTGTGGTGTTAAGAAGGCTGGTATAGGGTATGCTCTACCTCTATAGTCAAAAGACCAAGGTAAATAATAAACCTTATCCCTAAACTTCTTAGCAGCTTCAAGTTGTGTGCGTGTACGTACTGACCTCTTGAAGTTTATACGATCAGTGTTATATGCTTCAGCGCATTGCCGTTTATAAGCTTGTCTAACTACCTCATCCTCATCAATATTAGGAGGTTTAGGTGGCTTGAACGCTTCACATATAGGAATGAATTTCCCAACCTTTATACCCTTATCCTTGAAGTGCTCAGCAGTATCAAGAACATGAGTGTTTATACGGTATCTCACCTGCTGAAGCTTATTGAGAAAGCTTAGCGGCGTGTTCCCGTGTTTTAGGTGGGGGTTACCGCGTCGTGTTAGCTCATGACCTTTCATCAGCCTGTTAATTAGATATCCTCCTAGTTCCTTATTGGTCCATTCATTAGGTTCTATAAGCATAGGCCAGGGTATACCACTAAATAGCTCAGCAGTTTGTATGAGTTGGTCTCGTATAGCAGTGAAGGTATCAGTTGGCACGACCTTGTTATAAGTCTTGCGTCCCCTCCTTTCGTTATACTTACTGAACCAG